GTTGGGTCAGTTTGATATTCTGGTTTGCCAACCATAGCCATCAGTTCGTCTTTTGACGGCGCACCGGCCAATGGCGCAACGTCAACAGGAATAGCCTTGTCGCCATAATAGCTGCGCACTTTCTGCAAAGCCCTCATGCCTTGGGCTGTGCCGCCCATAATTTTGAACTCTTCAAAATCATCCTCAGACCAAACACCTTTGCGCACCAGACCAGAAGCCCAGTCAGACATTGATTTAATGATTGCGTCTGCATTGTTGCCCAGCTTTTCATATTCTTCCTTGTATGAAATGTCTGCGGCCTCAGCCTCTTCACCAGCCATAGAAATAAACTTGCCAGCAAGTTCTTCAAACGCAGACTGGCTAATGCCGTTTTCTTTAGCCCAGTCTTTGTATGTTGTGTAAAGCTCGTCATCCTCTGGAATGCCAGCCTCAGCAAACACGCTTTCGTCATACTCTTCTGGGGCTTTGTGCTTTCCTTGGCTAAACTTTTTCTGCAACTCAGAATAAGCCTTTGCCAAATCTTCGCCGGTATTAAATTTTTCTGGCAACCACTCAGGTTTTCCCTCTTCGGTTGCCGCCTCTGACGCTACTGCGTCACTAGAAACTGTCTCGCCATCAGGCTTAACGTGTGAGATTGTTTCTTCTGCTTGCTGTTGGTTATCGTCACTCTCAACTTGAGCATCGGCCAACAGACCATCAGTTTCGTTCATAGTGATCTCGCTCTTTTCATGCGCCGCTCAATTTCCCTGACCAGACTGTTCTGGCCTTCGCGAGCATAGCCGTGGCTGGCCTCTTCGCCGGGATACCACGTTGGCTGCTCTATCGTCAGCGCGCGTAGATGGGTGAGCAGCTTTGCCCCATCGTCACTGGCGAATACGCGCAAATAGAGACGATCAATATCGTCTTTGTCTACTTGCTGTTTTTCTGCAATCTTAGGGTCCACAGAACGTAGACCATCCCAACCGTCTGGGTTCATTCTTATACCCCTTCTGGCGGTGCCTCACCTTCTGGCATTTCACCGGCCTCCGCTTGTGCCGCCATCTGGGCGGCTTCCATTGCCTGCTGCATCATCATCTCGCGTTCCTCTGGAGATGTGCGCAACTCAGCCGGGATACCCAGCTTGTCAGCAACATAATCTGCAATACTGCCTGTCTTGACAGCCATCTGACCTTCGGGGCCAAGGGCTGACGACATTTGCACCCACTGCATAATCTTTTCGATATCACCCATATTTTGCGCTTGTGCAATTGGGCTGACTGGCGTGACCTTAACTTCAAGGCCGTTGACGCGCAGTGGCATCTCAATCAAGCCGCGCTCATCCATCACATACAAGATACGCGCAATCATTGGCACCATAGTCTCGGTAATCAAACGACCAAAAGCGGAGCCAAGGTTCTGCGCCAATTCTTTCATGCGCTCGGCAATCTCTGTCGCAGACCTTGCGCTCATATTGTCAGGCGGCAGTGTGTCATCGAGCAAAATCTTTTTGACGTTCATGCGCAAATCATTGATGACGATCTGCGACACGTTAAAGTCACCAGATCGTGGCATCTGACGCAGGCTCTCACCCTGCGGGCCACCATTACGCGCCACCGGGATAATAGCACCCGGCGCAATGCGGATTGCTTGCGGGTTCAACACGCCGTCATCAGCAGCAGTGTAAACACCGGCAATCGACAAGCTGGCATTTTTAAGCAGCAACTCTAGCGTCTTGTTTAGCGTCTTGATGTCTGGGATAGCAGTGACCAACGGCCCACGACCGTAGACCTCGCCAGCGACCTTCATGTAACGCGCCACGATCCAAGGACTGGATTTCATGTAACGCTTTAATAGCTCGGCTTTGCCTTCCGGCCAAATGACGTGATAGCAGAACTCACCCATCTCAGGCTCATACAGTGTGGCTTCGATAAGCTCGATTTCCTCAGTCGGCTTTTCGTCAATCATGCGCTGCATACGCTCTGGGATTTCGGCATCTTGCCAGTGCTGGCTAATGGCCTCGCCCTTCATACGCATACGCCGGTAAACATTATCCACCTTGCCGTGTGCGCCCTCTTCAATAGCAACCAAATACTGCGGCACCGCAGTAAATCGGATTGGGTTTAGCTCATCGCCGGGCTGGATCAGCATACAAGCTGTGCCGACCGCCAAATCGAGCAAGAACTCGCCCATAGCCAAATCAAAGTTAGATTGGCGCAGCACACTAAACATTGTGTCGCTGTACATATCCAGCGCCATTTGTGCTTCGATGCGCCGCTCTTCTGGAATTTCTGGCCCCGGCTCTAGGCGGCACCACGGTGCATAAGGCGGGAATAGGCCCGACTGGATGCGGTTGGCAAATCGCTGTGTTGCATTGATAGCCGTGCTATCGAACACGCGAGCCATTTTGTTTTGCCCCGGAGAGCCACCGCCCTCGTAATAGCCATCGTACAGATTGCGCTGTGGCAAGCCGAACTCATAACAATCTTCGTAAATCTGCCGCCAATTATCTTTGCGGCGCTGCGCAATATCGTGACGCTTTAGGATTTCCTCAACACTACGCATTTTTCTTGTGCCTCTTCGCAAAGTTTCTCGCAGCTTGCTTTGACCCAAAGCCCCAAGCAGATAGTGCCTTTTTTAACCTAGTGGGCGATCCATCTGGTTTTGTCTCAGGGCCAGCCATACCACCGAACCGGCCAGCAAAAGAAACGCGGCGCGGCCCAGTGCCAGTTTTGACTGGGCGCTTTAGATTGCCGCCGTCCTTGGCTTCGTGATGCCTGCGACCAGCTTCGTTCAATCCACCGCCCGGAGCCTGATGCGCTTTCTTAGTCACGCGCCGCCCTCATGTTATCGACAAGGTTAGGATATGGACGGCCAGCCTTTGCTGCGGCTCGCTGCGCTTTGCGCTTTTGTGCCGGGCTTAAACCTTTTGGCTTGCCCAAACCCTTTGGGCGTTTCTTATCCCAAACCTCTTTTTTCTTTTCCATTACTTACCGTAACCCTTACCTTTTTTCTTCGGCATAACTACGCTCCTAATGTTGTCTTGGTTTCTTCTTGCTCACCGCCGCCACCAAGGCGACCAGCCATCATTAACCCACGGCGACCCGCTCTGCGGCCACGTCTTTTAGCAGCCGCTGCTCGTTCTGATCTAGCTGCCTTTTGCGCTGTTAATTTACCAGCCATTTCTTCGACACTGGTTCCGGCAGCCGTAGCGGCCAAATTTGCAACAGCCATACTAGGCGCTTTTTTCTTCGGGCCAATTCCAATTGCGCCGCCAACTTTTTTAACTACATTGCTCATATCAATTACCCTAAAGTTGTTTCATCTTCGGCTGTGCCGCCGCGAATAGAAGCCATAAGCATACGCCGACCGCCGTACTGCCTAGCCCTGCGCCGAGCAGCCATTTGACGTGCTTGGCTTTCTTCTTGCGCTTCAAGGCGCTCTTCTTGCCGTTTTTGCGCTTCTGTCACCTCTGGGGCAACTTGTTGCGGCGTTGGCATTTTAGGGGTTTTAAAAAGATTGCTCATTCGTAAACCTTTGCGAACATCATGTGGTCAGAATTGCCCGGCCCATATTTGCGCAGTAATCCTTCTGGCGTGAATTTTAACACCTTTGCCCACCGCATCGCAAGCTCGTTTTCTGTGTCAACAGTGATCTGCAATCGTTTTAATTGATACTCTATAGAAATCTTATCGAAATATCTAATAGCTGCCCTTGTCGCTGTAGTAGATATGTTGGGAAATTCTATAGATGTTATCATCCACGCCTCTGCTACACTAGGCCACATAACATTGCAGCCCAAGCAGGCAACAATCCTGCCGCGCCACAGCGCCGTGATAGCGCCGCCCTCGGCTTGGAACGCCTTTAACATCTCTTGATAGTCAGGAATATGATTAAAAGCCTTCTTGTCATGCTCCCGCAAATCAGCCGCATAGGGGTGCGTCCAATGAAACGGCACAATCTGGATTTGGCGATTGTTGGTTATTTCGCGCTGCCACATTAAAAAACACTAAAATCCATATTTGCTGTGGCCTGTTTAAACTGATTGCTAAACTGGCTGTTGCGCGTAATGTTCCGCACCTCGCCAGCGCCAAGCATCAAATAGCCAAATGCGTCACCAACGTGCGAGTGCTGGTTTTTATTCGCCACATCGCGGAACCGCTCTTGACCAGCGCCGACTGCCATACGTTTAAAATGATAACCGCCAGCCAAAGACTTGCGAACCTTAACGCAAGAACGATTAACCAGCAGGCCGGGCTTGCCGTCAATCAACCTATTCATCGGCATAGCACCAGCTTCACGCCGAACCATAAAATCGTTGGTGCTGGTCGGCCTAGCGTGTAGCCCCATCGTGCGCAGATGCTCAAACGCCGTCACCTCAAATATCTCGTCACGCTTGACACCAGCCGGATCACCCCAGATCAACACGTCCGACTTTGGAAAGTGCTGTTGTATGTCAGCCAGCAAGTGATGGCAAAACCGCTCAAGCCCCATATCAAACGCAACAAGCTCATGCACAACGTGCCACCGGCCGTTCTGCATCTTCTGCCCAAAGACAGCCGCAGGCGTCAAACCAAAGTCAAGCCCAATGTGAACCGGCCAACCCTCTTCGATATGCACGTCAGCCGACATCATACTGTCAACAAACTCGTGCCAGACCGGCTTGCCGTCCTGCACATAAACATACTTAGCCCCGGCATAACATTGTATCCAGTCAATGGTCTTGCCCGCTAACTGCTGCTCGTAATAGCCGGGCGGCAAATTGTTGGTGTTTTCAGCTTGCGGGTTATTGATCCAATATTTATCAGCCGAGAATATAGCGCCCTCGTGTTCTTTAGTTCCCTCAATAACGCCGCCGGGCTGTTTGTAAAACTTCCAAGGATACTTTCCGCGAATAGGATTTTTCTCAGCTAACTGGTGCCACCAGTGGTCACTATCCATTGGGTTGGTACTCATCCACACGCCGCGCCAAGTGCAACCGCCATTAGCCCTAGTCGGGAAACGACCGACACGCGAGGTCAAACCATCAACCACCGCCTTTGGCAGTTCTCTAGCCTCATCAATAAAACCGCCGGTCAATTCCAAAGACAACAGCTTGCGCACGTCACGCGGCTGATCCAACGCCAAAAAGATCACCTCACAATCAAGCCCAGCCACGCCATCGCGTGGCGGCAGCTTGATGTGATGGGTGATTGGCGGCGACCAGCGCATTGGCCCCCAAACATTCTCAGGGAATAATTCCTGCCACGTCTTAATTGTGGTCGTGCGCAGTTCCGGGTAGCTGTTTCGGATAACTGCAAATCTGGTATATCTGATCCCATCTATCGGTGATGGCTCCTGCTTCACCGCCCTCAACATCACTTCCGCTAACGAACCGAATGTCTTGCCAGAGCCTACTGGCCCCATCAGACCACGCACGAAACTGTCGTCTTGCAAAAATTCCCATACGGTCGGACTTTCCGAAAAATCTAAATTTAACCCCGCCAAAGCCTCAGTGGTCGGTTGCTTCCTACGCCGGGGTGATCTGTCTGTTGCTGCTCTAGCTCGCGCCATCATAATCCTCTGGGTCAAAAATAATAGTAGTTTCTCCGCAATACTCGTCACTCGTTAACTCAAGCATAGGCCCGCTGCACACCGTGCAAACAATCGCCTCGCCGCCATCATAAACACGACCCCTAGTCAACTGGTTGCAATAGCCACACAAAATATCGTTCTTAAAAAATCTGACGCTGATATAATCCTTCATGTCGATGACCTTACCCATCATCGCCCTCAATCTCGACAATCTTCGCCGTTGGCCCGGTAATGTTAATGCCAATCATGCTCGGCTTGTCGCCGTCACTGTTAGGCTCCAATAACCCGCGATGCTTCGCCAATAGCCGCAACGCCGACAACTTGTCGTGCATCTCCACCTCAATCTGATTGCCAAACTGATTGGGCGTAACCTTGACCTTTTTAACCGCCCGGCGGGCGCGATCCGACAACTGATCGCTGGGCGTTAGCGTGACCCTGCCCATATCATCCCACTGGATAACGTCAGTCGCCTCACCGGCACCAATCGCCTCTAGCTCTTGCACAACGGCCTCGCGCCGAGCCTCATCGGAGGAAGCCAGCGCTGCTCGCTGCTGCCTAATCGTTGGCGATTTTTTTTCTGACATCCAGACACTCCGATCCTGTTGCGGCATAGCCAGCCAGATCAACCCAGCTATCCTGATGATCAGGCGTGGCCGCTAAACGCGCCAACTTTACCCCAGCCATCATCATAGCCACATGCTCCGGCTCAATCTGTATGCCAATGAGCGCCGTCCATATAATAGCAATGCGCTCGTGATTTTCCCAAATGCTGCCGTAATCCTCGCCACGATCAGCGACAGTTTCCTTGGCGGCGTCCAATAACTCGTATCTGTTCATCCTTCGGTGTCTCCCTTAACGTCAATAATTTTTAAGTTGCAAACAGTGCAATCGTATTCTCGCTTGTGCGCCTCATCGCGCACAACCCTTATTGCGCTGCGACAGCGCGGGCATTGCCGGTTATTCAGCTTTCGCTCAAATGAGCCATCGCCCTCGTCAATCATTGGCCTCTCCTGTTCCCCCACAAGAATAGCACGATGTCCACTGGACGCAACCATAGCCATCCGGCTCGCGGATGAAGCCGTTGTCGCAGTCCGGGCAAACGGTGCGAAAATTTTGTGTGACACCCCCATCGATAAGCGGAGAGAGGCGGGGGGCAAGGGGTCGGTCTTGCTGTGGCCGGGTATCGTCATCGACCGCGCCGTACACCGACAAACCAACGTCTGTTGCCGTGTACATCACGACATCACCTGTGCAACATCGTAGAGCGATGGCACCCCTGCCCTGCGTTCAAGCGCAGCATCGCAGGTGTTCAGTGTTGCTGCCCTCACATCAGCCGCAGTAAAGCCAGCAGCGGCCAGCCGCCGTGCGTGTGCTATCTCGTTGTCGTACATCCTGACCTGACCTGTCGCCTGCTGCACGGCGCTGATGTAAGTGTGGGTGATGGCCTCGGCGATCGGGTCATCGGGTGTGTGAGAGACTGATTGTAAATCCCCCAGACCCCCTGTTTCTTTATTGTGTGCATCATCTTGGTCAGCCACAAGCTGCAACGGTTTGGCGTTGTGTATCTCTTCATACGTTGGCAACGCCTCGTCACCATCCCACAGCACTTGATACCTGTTGCTTTTCCAGCCGCTTGATGTCTCTTGGTAATCCTTTGGCTGTAGCTGCCGCACATATCGCTTGCGCTTCAACACCTTCATCGCGGCGTGGATCGTCACACGTTCTGCGTAGCCTGTCACGGCGCACAGCGTTTCCATTGACGGCCAACACACACCAGCCGCATTTGTGTGGATGCACAAAGCGCCCAGCACCCGCAACTCGCGTTCCTTCAATTCACGGTCATTGACCGCTCGTGACGGCATCACCGACCATTTCCTAGAAAGGGATTTCATCATTCAGTTCCTTTTCAGTTCTTGTCTTCACCTTTTCAACAGCGGCACCCGGCCACATCGCCTTGGCTATGTCAGCCACTTGCCCGGCCTTGTCCTTGCGCCAGCCTGACACGATAGCTGCGATCTCATCAACGCTGTAGACCACCATCTCTCTATGCTCGCTGGCAACCTTACCTGCCTCATATCCATTGCGCGTGATCGCCAGCACCTTGCCATCATCCATCTGAGCTTCCCAATAATCACCAGTCAGCGGTTCATGCCCACCAGCGATAGCCGCCTGCTCAAGCGCAGCCAATCCCCGCAACGTCACCGACACCTGATGCTCAACATCGTGCTGGCTTTCTATCGCCTCATTCAGCTTATCCATCTGCGCTTCAAACCTACCACGCAGCCCCTGCTCACAAAGCCAAGGCAATCTATCTATGCCCCACTTCGCTTCCATTGCTGTTGCGGCTCGGTCGTATTCATGCAGCGCATCCTGCATCCGGCGCATCGCCATCTGACTAGGCGCATAGAATTGCTTGCTTGGTTTTGGTACTCGTTTGCCCTTCATTTTACCTCTCCTAAACGTAGGGTGGGATGGTAGGGTGTGATCTAAAGATCATCACACCCCACCCACCTGTGCCGGAACGTGCGATATAAGTGGGATGGTCACCCCACATTTTACGCTAACCCCTTGTTAATCCAGACTTTGCCCTCATGCACAGTCACCACACCCTTATCCTGCAACCCTTGCCGCGCATCCTTGCGCTGTCCGGGCGTTAAATCGGGTGATTTGACCTTGTGCGCCTCATGCCATTGGCTCACTGACAAGGCGTCAGTGCTTAGTTTTATCAGCGTGTTTTGCAGCGATTGGAATGCGTGTTGCTGCCTCGCCGACAGGTTTTGCTTTTTGGTTGCACCCTGCGCCTCGATGGGTTTCATCACGATGCTGGTGTCGTCCAGCAACGCCACTGGCGTCATTTCAAACGTGATTTTGTCCATTGGCTCGGCGTCTTTCTGCTTTTCCATACCAAGCGCCACGATGCTTTCAGCCTTGCCAACCGACAGCACAGTGTCAGCCGCACCAGCCAGTGCCGAGCTACCGCGCATAGAATTGATGCCACGGCTCGCATCCTTGCCAGCGTGGTGGATTGCCAACAAGCCACAGCCGGTGTGATGCTTTACCGCGTCGCAGCCCCTGATGAACGCCGACATATCTGTGGCGCTGTTCTCTTCGCCGGTCATGCTGCGAGCCACTGTGTCAATCACCAGACAGCTAAATTCTTCATTGAGGCTGTCAATAGTACGCAGCAGCTTGTCGATGCTTTCCTCGTCCATCATATCAACGGCCATAGGTAGTACGCGCAGCAAGCCGGTATCCTCGACCTGATTGTGCAGCTTCCAAGCCTTGACGCGCTTGCCCAGCCCGCCAACGCCCTCACCGGCAATGTACAGCACAACGCCTTGCCGTGTAGCCCTGCCGTGCCACGCCAAGCCGTGCGCCATCGACAATGCCATATCAATGGCGATGAATGACTTGCCGGTGCCGGGTGCGCCATACATCACTGTGAAGCCGTGCTTGGTTAGTACGCCGTCAATCATCCACTCGACTGGCGGCATCGTCATCAGATACTGCTCATCATACAGCGGGTAAATATCAGGCTTGACCTCTGGCGCTGTCTCAACCACTGGCGCTTGCTTGGCTAGTTCCAGCAACACCCTCTTGCCATTGCCCGCAATCAGCCAGTCGGCCACGTCACCCTTTGGCGGCAAGTTTGGCAGGTCGAGGCGCTTGATCTTGCCCACCGTGCCGTGCAGCGCAGCGATCACTGTGTCGGCGTGTGCTTGCCCGGCCTCATCGTTGTCGGGCAGCACTACGACATTGCGATCAGCGAAATACTGGGCAAGCTCCGGTTTCCAGTTCTTCGACCCGCCGCTGTTTGTTGTTGCGATCAGGCCAAGCTCGATCAAAGCATCGGCGCATTTCTCGCCCTCAACAATAAACACCGGCGCTTTTGGGTTAGTCACGATGGCCGGTAAGTTATATGGCAGCGGGTCAATGTCTTTGATGCTGTTGATCCAGCCGCCCTTGTCATCCGGGCGTCTTTGTCTGAATGTCTTTGGGTTATCGAACCGCAGCACCTGATAGGCCAACACGCCATCGCTGTCATAGTAATCATAAGCGCGAGACATCTTCGGCGTCACTGGCAGGCTCTTTTGCTGCTGCTTGCTGATGCCAAACTTGCGCTCCAGCACGTCAGGTATGTTGCCATTGATAGACGCTGGCTCGTTTGCCTTCACCATATCAATTACACCGCCGCTTTCGCCGGTTTCAAAATTACTCCAAACGCCCTTTCGCGTACAAACCGACAGGCTGCCGTGCGTACCCCAGCGCAGCTCTGTGCCTTTCGACAGGCGCGGGTTTGGCTCACCCCAGTAATGGCGGGCAACCTGTTCTATGTATGCTGCTATATTTGTCATCTCTTCATCCCTATCCCCCTTTGCCCCTTAAACATGACCGGCGATGGGAAGGGAGGGTCACCCACCGCCGGTCACTACCACCGCATTAGAACAGGTCAGCGCCTTCAACAACTGAAGGGGTAACAGCAGCGGGCGCTACTGCTGCGGCGGGTTCTGGGGCAGGTTCTGCCTTATCTAAGCCAGCCGGGCGTTCAACCCAGCCAGCGATTGCCCATTTAGGCGAGCGGAACGTCTGCGTTCCTTGAGCCTTGGTTTCGATCTGGATGCGATCAGAGCCGGTGATCTCGATGACTGGCACCTTGCCGGGGTTGTCAGCCTTGCCAGCCAGATACGCATCGTGCAGATCGTTCATCTGATTGCGCACGATCTTGCTTGATGATGACATCTCACGCAGGCCGATCTCTTTGTTGTACATCCTGATGCGAAAGCCTTCTTTGTGTTCATCACTAGGTTTGACCGGCATTGGCTCGCCAACCTTAACGAAGCGAAAGTCTGGGCCAGTCGTGGTAAAGGCGATAAAGCCAACCTCGATTGCGTCCATATCCATCACGACCTTGAAAGGCAAATCCATTTCGGTTTCGCTCTTTTCCCAGTGGCCGTCTGCCCCTTGGTGCCGGTCTTGCCTCACAAATGAGCCATCCTTTGCACTGAATTTCATGATAGGCAGAAAATCCCCGCCGCCTGATGATGTAGTCTCTGTAAAACCTAAAGCCATTTTTAACTCCTAAACTTTAGAACTACGCAAAACGGTTGCGCCACCGATTGGAAAATAGGCGCAGATATCCGCGTCTTGGGCATCGCCCCTGTCGCTTCTGCCACCCTTACCAATTTCGTAATCACCCGCAAAATCAAACCGGGCGATGTTATCCTTATAAACATTCAGCAAATACGCTGGCAAGCCGGTGTGCTGCGTCAGCAGCCGGGCTTGTATTACTTTAGACAGGCTCACCATCGCTGTGTCGTACTGCAACAGCCGCACGTTGCGATGCTTCACCTCAATAAATGCCTTGGCCTCGCTGTCCTTAAACACCACAAAGTCGAGGCGATACTGTATTGGCAGCTTGTAGAAATCATAGCCGTGCGCGGCAAAGGCATCAGCTAGTGCCTGCTCTTTTGCTCTGTCGGCTGCGGTTTCGTACTGTTTACGCATCAGCCAGATGCTCCCTGATGATCATCATCGCCGTTAGCTGGTCGCACTCGACCGCGTAACGCCAGTCGTACTGCTCGTGTATGTCACCCGCTGGCAGGTAGTTGTCCATCCCAGCAACCGCAGCAACCGGGAAGCGCCAGCGAATAGGCAAGCGGTCATATTTATAAACCAGCAAGGGCAGCTTGTGTGTCGCCAATGCACTGGCGCAGCACTGATCCCACCAAGCGGGCTGGATGCCGTACCCAGCGCGATACCGCTTTGCCTCAATGCTGAAGGGAAAGTCAGGCATCTCAACGCAGATCAGGTCGCCGTGGTCGGCAGCGCGATACTGTTCTATGTCGCGCTTGAACGTCAGGCCAAGCTCTTCAAACAACAGCTTGGCAAGCTCGCGCTCGAAGCTGGCACCCTTGTTGCGGCTGTTAACCATTGCGGTTTGCCAGCGAGCGCATAGTCTCAGCCGCCTTGCCGCTGTCTTGGTCGCGGATCATCTTGGTCAACCCGGCATCGAGTATTTCATCGGCCAGCGTTGACATAGAACGATGCGGCGACACGTCCAGCATTGCCCGCAACTTGTCAACTGTGTCGCTGCGGAGCCTCAGCATTTGGTTTTTTATCCCGGCCATCTGTTTGATTTCCTTACATTTGTAAAATAATTTGCCTATACCACTTGTAACACATTGTGATATAGAATATATAATCATTATTGGCTACTAACCAAAAGGGAGACAGACAGATGGCTAAACTTACTAAAAAGCAGGCAAACGCAATCGAAATGATTGCAATCTATTATTCAATGGCAGTTACAGAATTGGACACCAACGGCGTCACTGAAAAATATGACGAACACGTTTGGATGTACGTTCATCATCGTGATCAGCTTGGCTTAAAAGTTTCGGCATATCAACGCGCAGCCGCAGATCGGTTTTGGGCAACAACTAAGGCGGCGGCATAATGACCACATACATCGCTTATTACCGTGTATCAACTCAGCGTCAGGGCCAGTCCGGTCTTGGCCTTGAGGCACAACGCAGCGCCGTTGCCGGTTACAACATCGCCGCTGAGTACACTGAGGTGGAAAGCGGCAAGAAGAGCCAGCGCCCGGAACTAGCCGCTGCACTGGCCGAGGCCAAGCGCACTGGCGCAACGCTTCTCATCGCCAAGCTCGACCGCCTAGCGCGTAACGTGCATTTCATCACTGGCTTGCTTGAGGCTAACGTGCCAATCGTCTGCGCTGACATGCCAGAGGCCGACCGTACCTTCTTGCAGATGGCTGCTGTCTTTGCTGAATGGGAAGGCCGCAAGATCAGCGAGCGCACCAAGGCTGCACTGGCTGCTGCCAAGGCTCGCGGCGTTAAGCTCGGCTCGCCCAACCCTGCCGCTGCTGGCCGTGCGTCAGCAGCCAAGCGCGTTGCGCGTACTAATGTTGTTGCCAAGCAGGCAATGCCTATCGTCTCGGTGCTGCGTGAGGCTGGTGCCTCACTACGCACCATCGCCGCCAAGCTTAATGAAGCTGGCATCCCCACCGCACTCGGTGGCAACTGGCACGCATCCAGCGTGCGCAATCTAATGGGAGCAAACTAATGGTTAAAGACACTATCGGTATGCTGTTTGTAACAGCATTTGTAATTACTTTTTTCACCAACGCCATCACAGACTGGAACTTCTGGTATTTGATGGCTCGCTTTGGGGGACAATAAAATGGTTGGAAAACTTACACCGGATAATCAGTTGAGCGTCAGCCGGTTGCCTGCATTGCTTAACGCATCGCCGTGGGAAACTCAGAACGAATTGCTTGAGCAGTTCATCAGCATTGACGAAGGCAACCCACCAAAGTGGATACCTCAAAATGAGCCAATGGAACTTGGCGATTACTTTGAGCCGATGATATTGCAAAAGGCTGCCGAGCGGTTGGGCTTGACCAATGTTGAGACTGACATCACCGTGCCATACCAGCACGACCACCTGCCACTAGCTGCCAGCCTCGATGGCACTGGCGTTGGCAAGGGTTCAATCATAGCCAACTGGGATAAGGGGATTTATGTGCCGCAAGGCGGCGCAATTGACATTGAGGGCATCGGGCTGCTTGAGGCCAAACTTACATCAGCCCGGCCAGAAGAAATCCCGGCGACACACCGTGGCAGATACCAGTTGCAAGGTCAGATGATGTGTACTGGCTACAAGTGGGGATGCATTGCTGTGCTGTATCAAAGCACGACCCTGCGTCTGTTTGTCTATCAGGCTGATGAGGTAATACAAAACCGCATCCGCGAGGCGGTCATTGATTTTGAAAACCGCCGAAAAAATATTGACAAGTATCCAGTCGTGTCACCGGCAGATGGGGTGGCGGCGTATGGCAGGGGCGATGCAGACGCACCGCCGCTAGAGCTTGAGGGTGATGACGCAATGTGGGTTGATCACCTGATGACGGCCAAGGCCAACAAGGCAATGGCCGAGCGCGAGATCGACATTGCCACGTCAGCCCTGATGGATACGATGGGCAGCCACGACACAGCCTTTGCGTCTGTTGGCAATCGCCGGGTGCAAGTCAAGTGGCCGACACGCAAGATGCGGGCGCAGCCTGAGAAGGTGACCCCTGCAAAGCCTGAGACTGTCGTGCGCCAGAAAACTCTAACGCTAAAGGAGATTGACTGATGCCAAAGAAGAATGGCCCATACCGAAAAGAAGGCTCTTGGCGGCCTGTCGTTGACGCAGTGGTTAAATACCACGCAGAAAACGGTTACCCGCCGTCAGAGGAGGATATAGCCGCAGCAATAGGGCGTTCACGCACTGCCGTGCGGTCTCAGTTAAATAAACTGATAAGCGATGGGGTGCTGGTTAGGACGCTGGGAAAGAGGAGATCACTTAGGCTGGCATAATAGGGGGGCGAAAGCCCCTTTATTTTTTAGTGCGCTGCTGGATGCTTTCAATTGTGCCAGCCCCAAAATAGAAGCCAAGTATCACAAGCATAGCGTAATTTATTGTGAACTGTTCCATCACTTTTGTTACTGCGTCTGGGTCGCCACGTCCGGTTATAGTCATGACAAGCACCAGCACATAACTGCCCAGAAACGTAGCGCCAAACATCAGCGCCAAAAATCTTTGTGCTATTTTGAATGGGGCATAAGCAGTCATAAGGTCGATGCGGGCTTTGCTCTTCGCCGCAATAGCCTCTTCATCGCTCGTGTGCATATCGTCAATGAGCTTGATGCCCTGACTGATCACGTCACCTGACCCTAGTATTTTTCCAAGTACACCTAACATTGCTTTATCCTTGTTTGCTTTTTCCCGCGACTAATTATCTCATCAATGGTTCTGCCGCAGCCAATGCACCTGACGCGATCCTCATCCAAAACACAGATACCAACGCAAGGGCTTTTACTCATTAGCCAAAGCCCTCATTCGTTTGACCAGTCTCTCTGAGCGATTAGGCAATTGGCGCGCCCACTTGCTATCAAGCATTTCCAACGCAGCCCCAGCCCAATCCCTGTCATTGACGCACTTGCGCATAGCCTTAAAAAGCCTCATTCTGGGCAAGCCCATATTAAACATCATGTTGGCGATGATGCGCTGCGCCTCTTCTGGCAGGTCGCTGAAATCCTCATAGAGCCTGTGGCAATCCTCTCGCACGATGGCAATGTCCAGATCGAATAGCTGCTTCATGCGGCGTTCTGTGATCGTGTAGCCCAATGGCTTGCCGTGTTCTGCGTCACCCTCGATGATGCGATGGCCCACGCCAATCGTGAAATGCCGAGCCGTGCATTCATACACGTCTAGCCTCATGCCCTCATCCGCGATTAGCTCTTCGCGCAGCTTTTCGATATCCATCACAGCCTCATCTCTTTAGCCAGCGCGACAGCCTTGAGCCAGCTTTCCTCTTCAGCTTCGCGAGTAAACGCGCTGCCCTGCATTCGCTTGCTGTACTGCTGTATCTGGCTGACGTGGAAAAATAAGCAGCTTCTATGTTCCTTGCCACACAGCACCAATATGTCATAATCCGACCAATCCTTTGTGTTACGCGGTAGATGCTTCGCCGAACAGCCAGACCCAAGCTGAAAATGATAAGCCGGAGTTCGCTTGTTCTTCTGTAATAAAAAGCTCGCAGTCTTAACTTGAACCCTAAGTATCGTGTTATCAGTATTTGAAATGGCAATCCCATCAATCTTATCCTGTGCTGCGGGGGCATAAGCCCAGCCCATCGACAATATGGCACCGGCAGCAAAATGCTCCCCAATCAGGCCAGTGCGTGTTTCACTCATGCAAAGCCGATAGCCCCGGCTGTTGACACCATAACTGCTATAAACAATCCTATCACAACAACCACCAGCCCAAAAATAGCCAGCCCAATTTTCATGTTTTCAATAGCCTCATCGTGTGCAATGGCAGCTTCCCTTTGAGCCTTTATCCGGGCTTCTTTCTGCTCGCGCAACGCCTTGTTGTGGTGGTTAATGATCTCTTGCCAAGTGCTTGGCTGATCCGCTGGTTTAGGCCAGCGCATATTAATCATCTGTGCGATCTGCTGCATTTCCTCATTCAGACGCTTGCTTTCAAGCACCGCGTCTATGCTACCCTTAAAGCTAATGTCGCCAACACCGGCTTGCTTGTTGCGTTCCTCGTTTAGTTTTTTCTGTGCTGAAAACAACGTGCCGATTTGCTCCGACAAATCAGCCACCGATTGAACGTCGCCCACTCGTGCCTTTATAAATGCTATGGCATTTGACGCGGCAGATACCGCCATCAACGCCGTGCTTATCGGTTCCATTATGACAACATTCCTTTCCGCAACGGCAGGCACTTGTAAGACTTGGCGAGCAGGTCGCCGGGCATTTGTCCTATAGACCTAGACATCTCGTGGGCGCGGTTGACACACGCCTCATAGCTAGGCCACGGCCCGCGAAAATCATGTAGCTCAACACAATTTGTTGGGTTGCCAAGAGAGCAAGCTAGCACGATTGCTTTAAACATTGTCCTGTCGACCAGTCAACCGCTTCACGGTCTCGGTCTCCCAGATACGCAGCATCCACCAACACAACGCAACCAGCGCAGTAATCTCAGGCAACGCCTCAAAGAACGCACCAACAGTAACACCGCCGAAAGCTAGGTCAGCCGTTGTCTTGGTTTCCTCGTTCATCATTACGCCTCGTCATGCCAGTCGTTGATAGGTGCGTTGCCTGTTGGGTTGCCATCGGCATCAACCGGCACATCATATAATGCCATAAACTCGTCCAAATCACTAGCCGCCGTAATCGCTGCCTCGATTGTGTTGCTGGCTGTGCGTACCGCTGCACGATATGTAAGCGTTGCGCTAGGTACTGTATAGCCAGAAACCTCTGCCGCTTTAATAACCATCCAATCAGTCGGGGCTAGTAAACCACCGGCTTGCGCCTTGACTGTGGCAATGGCATTGGACTTGAGGCCAAGCGTCACGACCTGTTCGCCATCCTCGTCAAGCAATGGGTTGCCATCTTCGTCAACCTCATTCACATCATCCAGTGACTTAGCCACACCGGCTGACCAGTAGAACCGACCATCGAAGCTATTGTCTGGGTCATCTTCCCAGACTAGCCCCTTGGCTGCCTTAGTTGCGTCATCCCAGACCATCCAGTTTGCTGGGTGCTGTATTCCGTCATTGTCAGTCCACGCCTTACCAGTTCGGACGATGCGACCACTGTACTTGTATGCCATCGGTATATCTCCTATCTGGCTGGTGAAAACTTAAAAGGTATTGAAGCTATGGCGAGGAATATGTAGGTTCCGCCGCTTGTATTCAAATCACTGTCGTTTGTGCGAATTTTTACGCCGTTTGAAACAAAGTCTACGTCTTTACCAACGGCCTCAGCGTTAGAATTGCTTGGCGTAAGGTAGTCGTCAACGTCATTAAACGTGCTTCTAACTGCGTCAAACAAACGCCAGTGATGTGTGCCGCTGTCTGACCGCTTTACAAGAAAGAAAGATGGCTGGAAACCTAAGTAAACAAACGGCGAATTACTGGTGCTGCCGTTGCCGGTGTAGGAACCAGCCTTAGTGGTATCGGTGTTTGCGAAACAGTAGGCTATCATTCCATCGCCGCTATCATTCACATCGCCTTCAGCACCAACACTAAACACAGATGATGTTGGTGCGGTGCTGTTCCAGTAGTTTGCGCCTGCACTTGCTTGTGCATCTGTGCTGTCAAGCCGCAAATAATGGTCATTAGATGACAGGTCTTTGTGCCACACTGACCAGTTTCTACCGTCAATGCGGTTCTTCACAATAATCATAGAAGGCTCAACGCCCAGAGAGTGTCCAATCGTGGCTGCCGAACCAGAGCCAGTCCAGCCAACGATGCTAAACCCTGCGTCAGTATTCGCGGAAACTTGTGACGTAATGCTGCCTGCGGTATTGCTGACCGCAGTGCCGCCAGCTTTCCAGTTCCAGCCTACTATTGCAGAACCGTTTTCGTTTGTTTCAGTACGGTTGCCAACAAAAAATCCGTCTGTTTCAAAAGTAAAGTCGGTGCCAACATCAGTTTCAGCATCAGTCTTGTTTGTCTTTAATTTTTTACCATCCCCACGAATTACATCATATATATTGTGGTCTAAAACGCTTGTTCTGTTTTTAATCCAAACAAAGTCTGGTGCGCTGCCA